CACGAGCATATTGGTTATCAAAAATAGAACCACCCGCAGCAGGAGCAGGAGCAGCAGCACGAGCATATTGGTTATCAAAAATAGAACCACCCGCAGCAGGAGCAGCAGCAGGAGCAGCAGCAGGAGCAGCAGCAGGAGCAGCAGCAGGAGCATATTGGTTATTAAAAATAGAACCACCTGTAACAGGAGCACGAGCAGAACCACCTGTAACAGGAGCACGAGGCATATATGTTTTTTTAGCAAAAATAGAACCACCTGTAGCAGGAGCAGGAGCAGCTGAAAGTTGCAGTAATGCATCAGCAGCATCATCAACATCATCAACATCAGCAGTACCAAATAAAGAACCAGTCAGAGGTTCATCATCATCTGAAGCAGGAGCAGGAGCAGGAGCAAAGTCAACTTGTTGTAAAGGATATTCACTATTTAAAAAAACATCCATCAATTCTATTGCAGTTTCTTCTGTTAAAATACCCGAAGCATCACTACTAAACCTTGTTATTTCAACAACGAATTTAGCAAATTGACTAATAAATTGAGTCAAATGAATTTTACTTAGTTGAGTTTGACTTTCATTTAATACTTCTGTTCTTGATAAATGTTGATTTAATAATCTCAAATACACATAGTATAAAGACCATGCCATACAATATCCTTCTGTCTCAGGATTTCCCGTATCATCAATAAATTGTGATAATTCCTTAGAAATAGTATCCGCATTCCTCATTTGTAATTTTTGTTGTGAATGCCAACCTAGTTCGGGACAAAAAGTCGTAGGTTTGAAATAATTCCAACCAGCTTTATGTACATCATCTATGTCGGATATTTCTAATACCTTTTTTACAAATACCATAATTTGATTATCCATTTTTTCTTGTTCAGAAATCCGCCTTCTTACAAAGTATGAACCATTAGGTTCAAATCTTTCTAATGTTTTGTTATTTTTATCTATAATAAGAATATTAGCATGTCCTGAGTAATCGCGAAAATCAAAAATTGACAGACCTATACATATAAATCTAATGTTTATATTTTCTAAACAAGATTTAATTGCATATGCTAATGGACCAGTTGCTATTAGTTTATCTGAATTAATGTTATAACCCATCATTGCATTATTATCTTGTAAATTTATAAAACAAATATTATCTGTTTTCTCTTGTTGTTGTAACTTATGTTTAATAAACATAAGTAAACTTAACATCATTAAATTAAAATTTTTCACGGATCTATCGAGTGTTGTTTTTTCTTCGTCAAAAATAGTACCACCTCTACTAGGTAAACCTATAGTTTGAAATTGTGGTGTATCAAATGTTTGTCTTTGTGTAATATTAGGATTCTGAAAAATTCTTTGTTGTCTTGTTCTAACACCACCTTGTTGATACCAATATGACAATAAAATATTTTTTAGATCTTGTTCACTAGCTCCAGGAGGAAACTCTATACCTAAATTTAATAATCTTGTTTGTAATTCTTCTTTAGTTGACATTATTATTTATTAAAATTAAAATAATTTTTATTTTTTTATAAAAATTAATTAAATGTCAAAGTTATCACCTATTTTAAATGTTAAAGAAAATGTAATGAAACTATCCAAAATATTTGATAGATATTTTGGATATGATCTAAATTATAATTTCTATAATAACACTTTACATGTGTGTTTGTGGTTAAACGAACACACATATTCAAAAGTTTTATATTATGTAGAACAACAAGGTTTATATAAACAAGAACTAGTTGCAGTTGGGCAAGGAACTAATTCTAATCTAGGTAATTACACAGGTACAATGTTGTTTCATCTACAATTATTGTTAATGTCTTTATCAAATGTAGTTGTATTTAGACTTTACAATATGACAGATAATCCAGAAAGAGCAGCACGAGGTATTTATTCTTTGTTGAAAGTTGATAAAACAAATAAGTCAGATATAGACTTTACTAATAAGACTTTATCACAACAATTGTATCTGTCTGAAGGCGAAATGTATCTGGTGTTTCAGAAAAATACTAGACAATTAATACTTGATAAAATAGACTCGATCTTTAAAGTTGTGTGTAAAGACAACTTAAATTTTAGATATAATTTAAGTTGTTACTATTAACTACCTCTACCTAGTAAAAAATGTTCTACATATAGGTTGATTTTTCTTAACCTCTGAATAAGCAATAGCAATGGCTTGTTTGTTACCCCAACCTCTTTTTTCTCTTTCTTTCATATTAATTGAAATTTTAGCAGACAAGTGATTTTTACACTTGTTTAACATCGTTAAATGAAATTTACAACATTTACTATTTTTGTATCTTAAATTTTTACATTGTTTTCCGTCTCTATTTATTATTTGGCAGCATTTACAATGCAACCCACATTTTTTACACATGTGACAATTCTTAATATTTTTACACTTAGTGTTTCGAGTTGTTAAATGATTACAATTATTTTTCATTTATTAAAATACAATAATATTAATTTATAACATTATTTTAATTTAATAAATGAGTAAGAGAAAGAGACAAGACTTTGAAAAATCACCACCGATAACATGCCTAAAAGACTTAATAACAATTGGTAATACGATAGAAATGTATAGTAATATTAATATGTTAATGCTATGGCAAATATTACCTTATATTGAAGAACTAGATAGTTTAATCGGAATGGAAAATCTTAAACACTCTATCTTTCAGCAAATTTTATACTACATACAAGATTTTCACACTAATAATGTTTCAGAAGAATACTTACACACAGTATTGATGGGTCCTCCCGGTACTGGAAAAACTACAGTAGCTCATATAATTTCAAACATCTACAAACACTTAGGAATTTTGTCTCGAGACGGAACGGTTAAAATAGCACACAAAGATGACTTTGTTGCTGGATATGTAGGTCAGACAGCAATTAAAACACAAAAATTGTTAAAATCGTGTATAGGAGGAGTGTTATTTATAGATGAAGCTTATTCTTTTGGACAAAAGAATTCTAAAGAAGAATCAGATTCGTTTTCTAAAGAAGCAATAGATATTTTAACTAGTTTCTTATCTGAACACTCTAATGACTTTTGTTGTATAATTGCCGGTTATGAACAAGACATTAAAAATTGTTTTTTCGGTATAAACAAAGGTTTAGAAAGTCGTTTTCAATGGAAACATATAATAGATGATTATTCAGCAACTAACTTAAAAGATATTTTATTAAAGAAAATATCTATTAATAATTGGCATATATGTTGTAGTGATAGTGATATTGTAAGCATATTGGAATCAAACAAAGATTTGTTTAAAAATTATGGCAGAGATATAGTTAGTTTATTTAACAAGTGTAAAATTAGTCATGCAGTCCGTGTTATTAACTTGCCAGATCAACACAAATATGTTTTAACTCGACAAGATATACTAGAAGGTATTAAACTAATTAAAAAAGTTAAAGACAAAAAAAATGATTCTGAATCATTGTACAAAAGTTTATATATTTAATTGATAAAAAAAAAATATTATTAATAAATAATAATGCCAGGTCATGAAAATATTAAAAAACCAAGAAAACTTAAAGCACCTCTAAAAGAAAATGAGTTTTATTGTGTAAAATGTAGAAAGAGAGTAAAGCTTCCTAAAGCTAATATGTGTGTAAAAATGGTACATAACTCAAAAAGAACTGTTCCTACACTTATAGGACATTGCGAAAAATGCGATTGTAAACTACACAAGTTTATTAAGAATAGTGATGTATCTGAAATGACTAAAAAATATGGTGCTTGTATGTAAGTAATGTTTATAATTTTAAAACATATATATAGATTTAATTATTATATACAATATATAATAATGGAAAAAATACAAAATGTCGTAATTATAGGTAGTGGTCCCGCTGGATACACTGCCGCTATTTATACTGGAAGAGCACAGCTAAATCCTTTGTTAATAACTGGAAAACAAAAAGGAGGGCAATTAATGACCACGACCGAAGTAGAAAATTTCCCTGGTTATTGTCAAGAGATCACTGGTCCTTTGTTAATGGAAGATTTGGAAAAACAATGCTTAAAATTTTCAACAACTATTTTAAACAATGTTTCGGTTACAAGTGTAGATATGTCAACAGAATTGTTTAAACTAGTTTTAGATAATGACGAAGTTATTACTACTAGGTCTATTATTATCGCAACAGGTGCTAGTTCTTTATGGTTAAATCTACCAGATGAGAGTCTGTTAGTTAATAAAGGCATTTCTACATGTGCTACTTGTGATGGTCCTTGTTTTTTTAACAAACAAGTAGTCGTAGTAGGAGGAGGTGATTCTGCAATGGAAGAGGCAATATTTCTAAGTAGAATAGCAAAACATGTAACTATCATTAATAGAAGTGATAATTTTAGAGCTAGTAAAATTATGTTTGAAAGAGCTAGTCAAAACCCTAAAATAACTATTCTTAAGAATGCTCAAGTTAAAATGTGGCTAAAAGATAATGAAGGATATTTGTGTGGAGGAATTTTAACTCAAGCGAAAGAGCAACAACAAGTTGAATTTAAGTTAGATTTTGAAGGAGCATTTATTGCGATTGGTCATAAACCTAATACCGATTTCCTCGAAAATCAACTTGAAACAGACAAACAATACTTGGTTTTAAAACAAAATACGATGACATCTCGAGAAGGTGTGTTTGCATGTGGAGATGTAACAGATCAGATATACAAGCAAGCAATTACAGCTGCGGCACAAGGATGTCAGGCAGCTATAGATTGCGAGAGATGGTTATCAAGTAAATAATTTTTTTTATATATAAATGGTTAATCAAGTATTTATAATGTTATCAATAATGGTAATATCAATAATTTTATTTATTAGTAATTACTATCTTGAGTCGGATGAGTGTGTGTGTGGAAAGAATAATTGTAGTCAAGTTTCTCTAAAAACAAAATGTAGCAGAGGAAGTTTAATAATAGCTACTATATTATTAACATTATCTGTCGGATTTTTTGTGTTTGGTAGTGGTAGACATATATCACTTAATACAAATTTAGTAACTATGTTTTTCATCGTGTTAGGTATTACCTTAATAACATTAAACTCTATAATAATTAATGTTTCCAATAAAAATGAAAACTGTTCTCAATCTAAAAAAGGTGGTATAATTGGTTTAATTACTGGTATATTACTTGTACTTTTTAATGGTGGAATTATTATAGGAAATAATATAAAGAAAGCTGAAGAAATAGCTGTTTAGTATAATTTTTATTATTTTTATAATATATATATATATAAATGATTACCCAAAGAGCTTTAATGATTTTATTAATGGTATGTTCCATAATTTTGTTTATTAGTAATTACTATGTAAACATGGATCAGTGTTTGTGTGGAGGCAATGATTGTAATGCTGTTGCTCCTAAGCTAAATGCCAGCAGAGGAAGTTTAGTAGTAGCAACCATGTTATTTACTTTGTCTTTAAGTTTCTTCTTAATGGTTGCACCAGGTGTACAAAAAAGTTTAATTAACACTAACTTAGTTGCTGTTGCTGCTATGTTATTAGGTATAGTATTGATTACACTAAACTCTATTGTAATTAATGTTTCTAACCGCAACAAAAACTGCTCTAGAGCTAGAATTGGTGGTGTAATTGGGTTGGTTACTGGTATTGTAGTTACTCTTGTAAGTGGTGTAACTCTCGGTGCCAATAACATGAAAATGATTCTCAGACGATAATTTATGATTCAATAATATTTTTTTTTAATTAAATTTAATTAATTAAAAAAATACAAACTTAGTTTAATTATGTTATCAAATAACGACTTAAAATTTTTAAGTATAGCTTCTAATGAATGTATAAAATCAAATATGTTAATGAGGCACGGGTGTGTTGCCGTATTAAATGGCAACATTATCGCAAAAGGCTATAATAATTTGCGAACCTATTCTCGAGACAGATTTCTAAACAACACAAGCTTTGCTTGTCATGCTGAAGTTGATGTATTGAGAAAGATTGTCAAGAAAAACATTAAAAAAAACAAAATAGTGTTATATGTAGTTAGACTAAATAAAAGTGGTCTGTATATGAATTCCAAGCCTTGCATAGATTGTATTAAACTTATTAAGAAATATAATATAAAAAAAATAGTGTATAGTTGTGATAAAACTTTGTTTGTTAAATGTAAACCCGAAGAATGTAAAACTACACATGTGTCTTATGGTAACAAGTGTATATGATTGATAGTTTATTCTTCTGATAGTTCTTTTGATTTAATAAATATTGAAATAGTACCTAGAGATCCTACATTAGTTTTAAATAAAATCGGACTAAAGTTGTCGATTATTAAAATGTGTATATTATTTGATAATCCAGATAGTTTTTCAATTCTGTTTAATTGGTCTACATCAATTTTGGAATTGTATATTTCAGCTTCAGATTCAGAATCAGAATCTGAATCTCCAAATTCTACATTTCTTTTTAAAATGTCATCAGCATCTGCTATAAACTGAATTTTACCTTTATTTTTGATTATCTGAATAGTATCGCTTCCTATGATATTTAGTTCTTTACAAATTTTCTGAAATTCACTAGATGAAATTATAACAGAATTGATATTGTAGATAGGAATATCAATTGATATACTTTGTATGTTTTGTATTTTCATAGTAGTGGTGATTTTATGATTGCTTTCTTTAGATGTTGTTCTAATATTTAATTCTTCATCTCGGTCTCGTGTTATAAACAACTCAAGTGCTTCTTTTTTCTTAATTGACTTTAAAATTTTAAAAAAGTGATTTAAATTTAAACCAACTTGTTTAGAAGGTTGATTGGAATTATACACAAATTTTTCAAAATTGGTTGATTGTAAATTTAAATCAACCAATGTTTTTTGAGGACTGTCGTGCATACATAGTGTAATACCTTTTTTCGATATTGTAAAAGATCCTGTTTTAATGTTATTACTAATAATTTCTACTAGTATTTTTATAAAATATCCTCCTTTAGTTTTACATCTAAACAAATAGTTAACTTTTGTCATTTTTAACCTGTTATTAAATTATAATAATACTTTAAATATTTTTTATATTTAATAAATAAATGTACAGTCGTCATAATCGTAACAACTATAATTATAGAAGAGCTATAGATTCAGGATCTAAACAATTCAATCCTTTAACAGTAGAAAACCCTTTAACCTATTGTATTAACGATAATACAGACAAAAGATTTCTAGTTGGAGGAGAAAGTAACAACTTAATAGGACAACAAAGTGAAAACTGTCAATTATTTCTATCTGAATATTGTGCTAAAAACTGGGATGGATTTTGTGAAATAGCATACAACAACAAAGATTCCGATTTACTACCTAACATTGAAGAATCGTCAACCGCGGCTTCACTAAATGCTGGAGAACAATTACTACACAATACTGCTGCTAGAAAATATTTAGTAGAACTTAAAAATGGAATAATTGTCAGAAAACCATTTGACCCTAATGTTGCCAACTCACCAGTTGTTAGCTACATAGTCAAAGACCCAAATGCTCCCGCAAATAGCTATGTTGAAACACTTTATATGGTACAGTCACTAACAATCGATAGTGACCCAGTTATGAATAGAATGTTAAAACATCCAGAAAAATACATGGACATACTTCAATCTATTTATTCAGGTATGAAAACCAAAAACAAACTACAAGAATTACAAAACACTAAACTTGGAAATTTTTACAAAAATAATCCAAGATTCAATTAATTTATTCTTATTTAAAAAAAACAGGTTTATTACTGTATAACAACAAATGTTTAACAGGAAATTACAAGAGTCAACTAAAAAAATTATAGCACATTCTCAAGAATGGATGTGTGGTATGTGTAAGTGTTTATTGCCTCCGTCTTACCAAATAGATCACATAGTGCCTTTTTCTCTTTCACAAAATGATAATATTGAAAATTTGATGGCCTTGTGTCCTAATTGTCACTCACAAAAAACACAAAAAGAACACTATAGAATCTTAATGTTTAGGAAACTATATAATAAAAGTAATTGTGATTTATGTTGGTTTTGTTTAGAACCAAATACTTTTCTTCACAAATGCGATAAAAAACTTAAAAAAATTGAATTACAACAAGATAAACCAAAAAAATCCAAGTGTTTTGATGAATTTATTTATGTTAATGATAAGTTGAATAACTTATCATTAAAAACTAAACAAGCGATCGAAACCACAACACTAACAATAGAATTGACTAGAGAATACATATTTGTAAATAATTTTTTTACAGAATCTAGAGATTTAACTTTAAATGATATAGCTAGAGCAGTGTTTATCGCAACTAGAAAAAAACAATTTAGTCACTTTTTTACAGATGTCGAAGTTATTATAGACATACAACAAGACACTCCAGATGAATTGGTAGATTTTATGCTTACAAATCTACCAACTAAACTACCATCAAGAATATTCGATAAATCAATTGAATTAGTGGATTTCACATTTGTATGTAGCTAATTCAATAATACCATATACACAACAATTTTAACTCAATATTTATAGTTACAAATAATCTATAAATAATCTACATTATTTAATAATTAAAAGACCTCCTTTAACATTCTCAGATGTAGTTCCTCCACTACCTGGGTCTATTCTAGAATAGACATTAATAATATCACCTTTGCTGTAAACACTAGCACAAGCTAAAGTTATAGTACTACCTGCACCACTACTATCAGTTACAGCAGATACTCCACAAACTAAATCAGGACTCGTACCATCTCCTGGATAAATAGTGTTTATAGAATTATTAGGAGCATCTACTAAAAATACACCTGTTTTTAAAAGTTTTCTAGGTTCATTAAAAAGATATTTAAATCTATATTTTAGTGTTCCTGTCGCACCTTTAACACCACTATCACTTGTAAAATTCCCGTTCCCTGAATCAAATCGACCAGACATATCTACTATATACACTGTTTGATTACCTGCAGATTCAGGATCAATACCAATTACAAGGGCTGTTTGAGTACTTACATCATCTGTAAGAATGTCATCTAATTCAATAGCACCATTTAAACCTGTTAAATCTAATTGTATACCAACTAAAGTTGCAAAATTTATAGGATCAATGTCTGCATTATTAATAGGTTCTAATTCTACATCTACACTAGTTCCTTTACTGATGGTTTCATCAATTCTACATAATAAAGTTGGTTCAGAATTTATTACACCTGTATTAGCATTAACTATATAATTATTAACACACAAAGGATTATAGTTATCGAACCCTTTTACATTTGGATAACTAATTAAAGGTTCAGAACCTCCTGTTCTAATAAAAACATTACCACTTATATTACCAAGTTTTGTTAAAGAACCTTTCTCAAAATTAATACCATTTTCTAAACTACGAGGATGGAATATATTACCGGTTATTGTAACAGCATTAAAACCTAATTCAGCAGGACTTGTTATAGCATCTACCATGTTAATTAATTTAGCAGTAGAACTACTATCTTGAGCACCTAAAAACAATACAAATTTATTGTTATTTAATTCTAAACTTAATCCGTCACTTATTTCAAAACCTTCATTCGTATAATCACCTTTAGACAACCCAGCAACACCACCTCCTCCATTAAAAAAGTTATTAGTTACATTTAAAGTACCAAAACCTTGAATTTTACCTAATTTAAAAGGTGATAATATGTTACAATCTGTTATCTTAAATCTTTTATTACGACCAAAAAATGGGGCTGGAGCTCCAGTATTAAAATTTGTAGCATCAAATAGTCCTT